GTGGAGGCTTGTTTTAAAATTTCATCATCTTCATAATCTGCATATTCTATTTCTAAAAATGTCAGAATATTTCCCAATTCATCAGCCAGTTCATTTGCAGTCATCTGTCGTTCCTCTCTTGTTTAGCAGCAATACACATTTCAGCATACTTCTTAGGAATGTCTGGATGCCAACCACCCATTAACATTGCACAATTTACCTCTGATTTTCTACCTAATTCAGTTAAATAAATGACAAATCCACACAGTAAAATACCTATTACTATTGACCAAAAGAACTCTCGATTCATAAAATATCCTCCTTTTTATATTTGCGTTTAATGATAAAAGCTAGTTTTCTAAGTGCCATTCTTTCTATTTGTTCTACTTTAAATCTTGGTATTTGCAAGATATAAGCGACTTCTTCTTGCGTAAAATGGTTATCACTTCTGTGTTCTTTCAAACTTTTCATCTATTTTCCTCAGTAAAGATTCAAGACGATGATTCCATAATTTAGAATCGACATTTTCAGGCCATGTAACTAAATACTCTTTAATTGTTTCAGTAGCCACGATATAGTCTATTTCTTTTTGCTTGGATAATAAAGACTCTATTTGCTCACTTATAGTCATAGTAGTTCTGCCTTTCTTTTATCCTTGGCCTTGCTAATACGATCAATCGCTATCTTATCTTTACTCAGTTCTTTATATGCTTGTCCGTATGCAGCTTTAAGCGTATCCATATCTAAGCATTCACCTATCATGTCACACCAATTAGTACATAAATCAGTTAAATCAGGAGTTTCTTCATCAATAGCATCACTTGGAATATCTTCTCCAGCGTAGATATAAAGACCAAGACCATGTAACGCTATTGCCTTAGCTAAACATCGTTGCATAGCTGTATTTACTGAAAAACTATCAGGGTTAGACATAGCTTTATTCTGATTATTCATAACTGGTAACTGTGCAGTCATCTTCTTACCAAATGCCTCAACTGTGCAAAACACCATCAAAGTATCACCAAAAGCCATTGGTTGATCATAAGTCCAAGTAGCTAATGGGTCTAGTTGTAATAGTTGATCTACTGCCCAAGCCCACGATAAATAGGTAAATTTACCCTTTTTCTCAGTATGCTCATTAATGTTAATCTTGCGTAATTCTAAGTATTTACTCATCGTTTAATTCTCCATTGTTAAATTCATATTCAGCTTGTTTTGTAGCCATTGTGTGTGCAAAGTCGTAGGCTTTTAAGTAAATGTAATTGCCTAGACCTTGCATATTGTTTTCGTTTATATAGTCAGCTACTTGTTGGTTTTCTTTAACTGTAAACTCAGCAACAGCCTCATTAACTAAGTTAGCTGGTTTGTAATCTGTCTTGATAAGTTCGTTGATACGATCATCAATTAGTTCTTGACCATCGTCAGATAGTGGGTCAATCCATAAGGTAGTCATTATTTAACTCCTTGTAGTAACCAGATTGTTAGTGCAGGGCCAAACATTACTGCAAATCCTACTAGTGCTTCTATAAATTCTCTCATCTTCATTTCCCTTTCGTTTCATTGTTTAATTTACTGCATGACTAAACTTTAACCTATAAAATCACACATTGCAACATCTTTTCACACATTTTTACACATTTCTTCTAGGTGTTTATACTAATATAAAATATATTTGCAAATATTCGCTATATGTATTATATTCTAACAAAGAAAGGAATTATATGAAACCAACTGACTATCTGAAATACGAATTTGAATCATTAAAGAACCTAGCTGACATTCTTGGCTTAACCCCTAACGCAGTAATACTTTGGGGACAGAAAAAAGTCCCAATTAAGTATGTAAAAAAGTTAGAGAAAATCTCTGAAGGTAGGCTTACAAAAGAAATGCTCAGACCAGACCTATTTAAAAAGGATTGATATGCACTATTACCAACATAATATTGGTGATTATCGTAAAGATACTGGTCATTTGACATTGCTAGAGCATGGTATTTATAGGCAATTATTAGACACTTATTACACAGAAGAATCACCATTAACAATTGATTTAAACAAGTTAATGCGTTCGCATAGCGTTCGTAATGCAGACGAAGTGCAAGCGTTTGAAAATGTATTAAATGACTTCTTTAAACTTACTGAAAAGGGGTATGTTCATGATCGTTGTGATAAAGAATTAGAGAAAATATATGGTAAATCTGAGAGTGCAAGGGCTAGTGCTAATGCTCGTTGGGCTAATAGGAATAAGGTTATTGATGCGAACGCAATGCAAACGCAATCCGAAAGCAATGCGATTGGTATGCTACCCAATAACCCAATACCCAATAACCCAATAACACATATACACAAATATACAGAAGAATTTGAACTATTTTGGAAATCGTATCCAAGACATGAATCAAAGAGTTTAGCAATGAAAGCATTTAAGAAAGTTAAGGTAGATATAAACATACTTTTAAAAGCCATTGCACAACAGAAGAATAGTAAGCAATGGAAGGATAATATTATTCCTCATGCTAGTACATGGCTAAATCAAAGTAGATGGGAAGATGAAATAGTAACAAAACCGACTAACGATATATTTTCACCTGTGAGGACAGCATGATCGGAGAACAACAAGTATTCAAAAAGTTACATTCTGGTAAACAAATACCTAGTATTTTTGTATTTGTAGGAGATAAATCAGAACATTGGGATTACACAGATACTATTTTTACAGAACAAAACAGACCAAAGCCAAATGATTTAGCTTTCCTAAAAGACCAAGTAGTACAGCTAATTCACTTTAAAAACGCTTCAGACGAGTTTTTCTTTACTTGGTATACCTATCTAAGGACACTAGGAATAAAAACGCTTATAACGACAGATTCGGAGAATGAGATATATGTTGATAGACATTGATTTAGACAAATACGCTGAATACTCAGAGATTCGCAGTATGGTCAATGAGAAGTCAGACTTTGAGACAGAACTAGTTGAATACTTTAAAAACCGACAGAACGGAATATTAGGGGATAAGTTACCTTTTTACTCTGCACAACAAAAAATAGGATTTCGCAGAAAAGAAATAACAGTCTTAGCTGGAGTTAATGGTCATGGGAAGTCATTAATCCTTGGTCAGATTGCTTTAGACATTGTGGATAAGGGTTCTAAAATCTTGATGGCATCATTAGAAATGCCTCCAGTATCAACCTTGGCACGAATGACTAAACAGGCCACAGGAGTTTATATCCCAAACAAAGAGCAGATCAGCGACTTTATGAAATGGAAACTCGATCAGTTTTATTTATTTAACCATGTTGGTAGTTTGGAGTCCTGGCAAGTCATTAGTCTTTGCAGATATGCAGCACTAGAACTAGGAGTCAGTCATGTAATTATTGATTCTTTGACTAAATGCACAAGAGGAGAGACTGATTACGATGGTCAAAAGGACTTTATGAACCAGTTATGTGAAGTTGCTAAAGAAATGAATATCCATGTTTTCTTGGTTCACCATGTCAGAAAAGGTAATGACGAGACAGAAACAGCTAATAAATTTGATTTAAAAGGTTCAGGCTCAATATCTGATCTTGTAGACAATGTAATGATTATTGCTAGAAACATTAAAAAAGAACGAGAGACTGAGATAAATGGCATAGCTGATAACTCTGTACCTGATGCTGCATTAATTGTAAGTAAACAACGGCATGGGGATTGGAACGGCACAATTAAATTATGGTTTGATATGAAAAGCCAGCAATTTATTGAAAACTTTAATCAACCAGTAATTAAATATGTGGAGGTAATGTGAATGAGTTGGCTCTTTTCGCAGGTGCTGGTGGAGGAATACTTGGGGGACATTTACTTGGATGGCGAACAGTCTGTGCAGTCGAATGGGAAGCCTACCCAGCTAGCGTACTTGTCGCAAGACAAAATGACAAAATACTCCCGTCTTTCCCGATTTGGGATGATGTACAAACCTTTGACGGAAAACCTTGGAGAGGAATTGTTGATGTCGTATCTGGAGGATTTCCATGCCAGGACATTAGTTCAGCCGGTAAAGGAGTTGGAATTACAGGAAAAAGAAGTTCAATGTGGGGACACATGGCACGGATTATTGGGGAAGTACGACCACAATACGCATTTGTGGAGAACAGTCCAATGCTCACTACTAGAGGACTTGGAACAGTCATTGGAGACTTTTCCGAGATGGGGTATGACACGGAATGGTGTGTGTTGGGAGCGTCCGATGTCGGGGCTAGACACCAAAGAGAAAGAATCTGGCTTGTTGCAAAAGATACCAAACAATCAAGATTTTTTTCACACACCAAACACAACAGGGTTGGATGGGGGAAGCAACAGTCGGAAAGCACTCAAGAAACGGATGGCAGAAACTCCATCGGGGAATTGGCCGACAACGACTTGTGCAGACATTTACA